ACTCGTACCGAACCCAGAAAGGCCGCTGGCAATGATAGGATTTCCCATCCTCGGTGGGCGTCGATTGCAACACGGTCGGAGACGTGTAGTACCTCTCGTGAAAGACCATCTGATTGCCAGCGCCGCTCGACGGCCGGGTGCCGAAGGTCCAGAAGTGGCCATCGTAGGAGGCGTCCCCGCCTACCTGTCGCGCACAGATGCCCATGCCGGGGACATCGCTTCCCAACCCGTTCCACAGGAAGGCCGCCGTGACCCCGTTGACCACCCCGACCGGCCGGACGAGCAAGCGAAGCTGCGGAGTGGTGGTATCGAGATCGGGGTCTTCAAGCACCAGCGTGCTGCCGGTGTATGTCACCGTGGCGTTGCCCTGGTTGACCCACGACCAGCCGGTCTGCGGCGGCGCTTTGAGCCGCCGGTATGGCCCGTACTTGTGCCAGGCCGCCCCGTCGTCGTACTCCAGGAACAAACCGTCCGTGGGCAGGAAGAGGCGTCCCTTGACCCCAGCGGCAGGCTTATTGTCGTAAAGGTCCGAGATGAAGCGGTTGGCAACCCGCGCCTCCAGGCTGCCCTTCGTGAGCAGATGAATGACGCTTGCCCCACTGGCGTGCGTAGCCGCCGTCGTGCCCTCGGCCCCTCGCGTGATGGTGAAGGTGTTGCCCGCCACGCCGGTGACAATGAGGATTTCACTTTCGATCTTGATGCGGAAGTTCCCGGTGTTCGGGAACGCCGTGGCATCAATGACCGTGCAACTGGTGGCGGTCACGCTGGTGATTGCCGCCGACAGCGTGGTGACGGCCTGGTTGGCGAAGGTTTCCATTAGTATTGTTTCCAGTGAAGAAAGGTGACGCCCGTATCCACGTAGCCGCTTGAACCACCGCCGGGATAGCCATTGGTCCATATCCCGATCTGATTGGGAGTCAGATGGTCGGTTCGGACGACGCTGACGATCTGCGTCCAGGTGTAGCCGTCCACGGAGACCGAAATCTTGCGGTTCGTGTTGTCGTCCTCGTACTTGACCCAAAACAAGTTCGACTCGGGCAGGTGAAGGGAACCGGACCCCGGCCAACCCGTCATGCCGTTGAAGCTTGCCGTAGGACTGTCAAGTCGGTAGCCGCAGACCTCCATGTAGGCGCTAGCCACCCCGTAAACCTGGAGCTTGCCGCTGCTGGAGTCACGGATGCCGATGCCTCCTATCCCGCTGCCAGTATTGGGAAACACACAGGCGATGAACGCTGCCTCCACGGTGAACGGTGGGATGGGGTAATCTTTCACCCGCATACGGACTTGGGTATTGCTGGTATATGGGGCATAGAGCCAGACCGCCCCCTTGTTGTCCGCAATAGTCGCGGTCCCCTGGTTCACCCAGGTCGGAAAATCCGAGGCTTGCGGGGGAGTCATCGGCCACAAGGGGCCGAACTTCTCCCAGATCGAGCCGTTGTCGCGCTCGAAGAAGATGCCATCGGTCGGCAGGAAGATGCGCCCCGGCACGCCGGCAGCCGGCTTGCTGGCGTAGGCGTCGTAGGCTGCCAAGTCGTCCTGGTCGTGGGCGTCCAGCGCCCCGACCGTCAAGACGTGGCGAACGGTAGCGGCATTTTCATGCGCGGTAGGATTGGTGCCCTCCTGGCCCCGCACAACCGTCAGGTCCAAGCCACTCACGGCCGTGACCTTCATAATCTCGCTGTCCACGAGGATGCGGAAGCTGCCGCCCGTGAAGCCCATTGCGCTGGCGACGGTGATGGTGGTGACTTCATCGTCGATCGCGCCGTTGAGCGTCGTGCTGGCGAGGTTCTTGAATTGCTCGGCCATTATGACTCACTCCAATGCAGGAAAGAAACGACTCGCGCCGCCAGCGTGCTCTTCCAGCTATTGGCGAACACGCCGACTTGATCGGCCGTGAGATACACGGTGCGGCCCTGGGGAGCCTGGACGGGCTGGAACGTAACCCCGTCCGCCGAGATTTTCACCATCCGGTTCGTGCCGTCGTCCGAGAAGCGAATCCAGAACGGCCAACTCCACGGCGCGGTGTAGACGAACTGGTTGGTGGGTGTCGTGGGGTTCGCCCATTGAGTGTAGAAGAAACCCTCTGGATAGTTCTGCGTGCCAAAGCCGTAGGTGAGCAGTTTGCCCGAACCGCTCTCGCGCCAGCAGATGCCGAACTGCGAAACATTCGTCGTGGTATAGGCCGGGCTTTGGGCCAGCATGGCGACAGTAATCTCGTAGGGAGTTGCCGGCGCGGACTTGACGAGGCACCGGATGTTCTCGCCCGACGCCACACTTGGCGTCGTCAGGACCATCATGCCCTTCATGTCGGCCACCGTGGCACTGCCCTGGTTGATCCAAGTGAAGTCGCCGCTGGCTGGGGGCGTCATGCGCCAATAAGGCATCATGTCCCAGGCCAGGCCGTTGTCTTGGCTGACAAAGCCCTCCTTAGGCAGATAGAGCCTACCCGCCTGCCCAGCCGCATCGCGGGCGGCAACAGCACCGGTAGCGAACTGCTCGATGTCCCGCTGGGCCAGCGCACCGGCCGTCAGGACGTGAAACACGGCGGCATCAGCGTCGTGGCTGGAGGCGCTGGTCCCCTCCTGCGCCCGCGTGACGGTGAAGGTCTTGCCCTGCACGTCCGTGACCAGCATGATCTCGTTGTCGATGATGATGCGGAAGTTGCCGCCGGTGGGGAATCCGACAGCCGGCTTCACCGTCAAGGCGAGATCGTCGTTGTCGATGGCAGCTTCCAGCGAGGAGAGGCCGCCGTTTGCAAAGCGTTCGTAGGCCATCGTGATTCCTCACAAAGGGAAAGAAAGTCCGGGCAGGGCTTCTTGGAAGAAGGCCCCGCCCGACCCGTGGCGAGGGAGTCTCTTGTTACGCGCTGACGGTGTACGTGACCTTCAACTGGTCTTCGGCGTTGACCGGCACGTCGCCCGTGCCGAACAGGGCGGTCGCCCACAGCACGGCCCCGGCCGCTTGGTAGTCGCCCTTGTTCTGGGCGTTGGCAGCACCGCCCACCAGGAACAGGCCCTTGACGGTGCCGCTGCCGGTGATGTCGAAGACGACCGGGCTGCCGTTGGTAATTGCCTGGCCAGATGCCGCGCCTTCCGTCCACTCGGGGCGCGTGCTGGCGCTGCCGGCGTTCGCCGGGTCCGTGTAGTCGGTGAACTCGTCCCAGCCGTTGCCGGCCTGGTTGATGTTGGCGTAGGTGTCCCCAGCGGCCAGCGCGCTATAGCCGCTGTTGTCGATCAGCCCCAGCCACCAGGTTGTGATGGCTGAGACGCCGTGGAACATCACGTCCAAGAGCTTGTTCTTGCCCTCATTGGCGATCCCGTTGGGGAACTCGTAGTGGCCGATCTTCACTCCCTTGCGGAAATGCTCGACCACGAACCGGCCTCGCGGCTGCACCTGATCTTCGCTCTTGCGGGCGCGGACCATACTGCAACCCGCCGATTGCTGAACGTTCGTTCGACTGATGCTCATGGGTGTTCCTCATGTTAAAAAGGGGTTACAGGGTCGCCGTGCCGCGCCGCAACTCACGTCGAATCTCGGCGGCGATTTCCCTAGCCGTCTGGCGGCTAGCTCCGCCGCCGGTTACGTTCACGTTGATGTCACCGATGTTGGTGACGCTGCCGCCTTCGTTGCGGTAGACCGGCTGGACGCCGGCATTGATCGCGGTCAATTGTCCGGCGAACTTCCGCGCCGAGGCGGCGTTGATGACCACCTCGCCCGGCGAGAGCATCGCCGGGATCACGTCCGTGCCCTGGGCCGGGCCGCCGAAGGCCAGGAAGTTCCAAGCCTTGCCGCCCTTGGCAGCCGTCATAGCGGACGGCGGCGCTTGCACGCTCCACGAGGCAGCGGCCAAGTCCCACATGGCCGTCGCCGCCGCCTGGATGTTGCCCGCCAGGTCCGCCATGCTGGGCATCGCGCTCAAGGACGTTTGCGCCGCCTTTGCGCCTTCGCCCATTTCCACCGCCGCCTGGGGCTTCAGCTTGTCGATCAGTTCCTTGAGGCGTTCGGCCTCCTGCCGGGCGTTGAGCAACTCGCCTTCCACGTCCCGGGGCTGGCCTTGCGGCGTCTGCAACTTCTTGAGCGCCTCGGTCTGCTCCGCCAAGACCTTCAAATTGGCCATCTGGTTGGTGAGGAAACTGCGATCCCAATCCGTGACGGTAGGGCTGGCCATCAGCGCCGTGGCCTTCCTCTGCAATCCCTCATATTCCTTCAGCCCGAAATCCTTACCGCCGGTCTTGGACAACTGCTGGAAACGGTCGATCATGTCGGCCAGGGCCTTGGTTTCCTTCTGAATGTAGCCGCCGCCGAGGATCGCGCCTTTGGCCTTGGCCGCAGCTTGACTCAAGAAGGTGCCCCAACGCTCCATGCCCTGCTCGTAGATTTGCAGGTTCGCCCCGAGCGATCCCACGGCCGCCTTCTGATTGGTCGTGGCGGCGGTCAAGCCCTGCTGTTCGCTGGCGAGCCTCTTGACCAGTTCCAGTTGCTTCTGGTAGGCGTTGTTCTGTTGTTGGAGATACTTGTCCCGGTCGGGCAAGGGCATCTCCGCCAACAGCTTCCTGGCGAGATCGGGCGAGGCCACCGGCAACAAAACCGAGACCTCCATCGCCTTCTTGTTTAGCCCCGCTTCAATCTGGGCGCGAAACTGGTCAATCGTCGTCGGGGCGGCAAAGAGCTTCTGGACTTCCGCCTCCGAGACGCCGCCCTCCAGGGCCGTCTTGACCCTCCGCCCGAGGTCGTCGAACTTCAACATCTCGTCCAGACTGAGATCGGCCGTGCCCTCCATCCATTCCTTCTTGAAGGCGGCCATCTTCTGCTTCAAGTCGGCCGACATCTCCGCCGTCTTCTTCGGGTCCACCGGGCCTTTCTTGTCGAACAGATCAAGGTCCGTGAGGATTCCCTTCATCAAGACCTTCATCCGGTTCACGCGCTCTTGCTCTTGAGCTGCCGCTCGGGCAGCCGCCGAGGCGCGCGTGGCGCTGTTGGCCTGAAGTTCCTTCTCGGCGGCGATCTGCTTGCGGATGATGTCTTCCACCGTGTCCGCCGCACGTTTCCGCAGCCATTCGTTCTCCGTCCCCTTGGCGATCTGTTCGGCTTCCTGCGCGTAGGCCGCCGCCCGCTGGAAGATCGCTTGGGCCGTTCGCTCCTGGTCCGGGGTCTCGGCCTTGGCCAAGAGGCCCGCCGCTTGCTGCGCCAATTCCAGCGCACGCCGGCCGAACATATCCGACGTGACTTCGGGCTTCTTGTAATAGTCGTCGTACTTCTGCCGCTCTTCGAGCCGTCGCTTGAACAGCAGGTCGTCCAGCTTGGCCTGCGCATCAGCCTGGCGTTTCATGGAGTCTTCGGCCGCCTTGTTGGCGTTTTGCGCGGCCGCGCGCAACTGCTGCACGACCTTTTCGCGGGCCGTAATCATCGACTGCATCGTGGTCCGCGCCGAGGCGACCAACTCCTCGTCGGCCTTCCGCACATGGTCCACTTGGGCGTTGTACGGCCGGCGAACCTCGGCGGTGTACTGTGCCAAGCGGCGGCCAGCTTCCTCATAGACCTTCATCTCGGCGTCCAGCCGCTCCTGGGCAGCCTTCTTCTGGCTGGCCACGATCTCCGCCACGTCCTTGCGGAAGTTCGCGTTGGTGTTGTCGAGCATCGACGCCATCTGCGCGTCCAGGAAGTCCGCGGTCCACGACGCCATTGTCAGCGGCGCAACGACGTTGTTGAGAATCGCGCCCTTGAAGCCGGTCATGCCCGCCAGCTTGCCGCGAAGCGAGAAGAGCGCCAGCAACCCGCCCGCCGGCGCGAGCACTTCGGCCAAGCTCGTCAAGGTGGTGGCGATGCTCTTTAGCGCGGAGGCCAGCCCGTCCGCCCCGCCGGCCGCATCGAGCAAATGCTTCAGGAACTTGACCAGTTCCGGCCCGACCTCCGTTGCCAACGCGACCTTGAACTTGTTCAACTCCGCCGTGTACTGCTGGGCGTCGGTGGAGGTGAACAGTTTGTACATCTCCTCGAAGTTGTCGGTGAGATTGGCGTCGCTCATCACCTTCATGGCTTCGGCGACTTTCTGCGCACCCTCGCCAGTCAAACGCGCCTCGGCGTTCAAACCCCGGATGTTGAGGAACAACTTGGCCATTGCCGCCACGTTTTCGTCCGTGCTGCTGGCCAGCTTGAGGAAGATGCCTTGCAGCCCCTCGGCCTTGACCGCCAGTTGCGGCGTGGCGTAGCCCAGCGCGGCCAACTCCTTTTGCATCTGCTCGGAGGGCTTGATGAGGGCCGACATCGCCGCCCGGAAGCCCGTGGCCGCCTCGGGGACGCGCATCGAACTGATCGTCAAGGCGACCATCGCGGAGTTGACTTCATCCAGGTTGACGCCCAATTCGTTGGCAATCGGGATGATGCGGTCGATCACCGGGGTCAACTCGGCTCCGCGCATCCGACCCAGGTTGACGGCCTGGAAGAACTTGGCGGCCACCGTGCTGGCCTGATCGGACGACATGCCGTAGGCGTTGAGAGTACCTGTCAAAAGCTGCGCGGCCTCGTTCAGGTCCATTACGCCGACCTTGGCCAGCTTGGCAGCGGCCGTGAGGATGTCTGTGCGCTCGGCCGCCGTGGTGAACTGGTCGGAGATCGTCTGGTACACCGCCTCGGCCACGTCGGGCAGCGGGAAGTTGAATTGCTTCGAGAGATTGGCGACTTCTCTGCTCAGCCCTTGGAAGTTCCGGTCGATGCTCGGGGCAATGGTCTGGATTTCCGAGATTTGCGTGGAGAACCGTAGCGCCTGGTCCACCGACTCGCGCAAGAGATCGCGGATTTGGCTCAGGGCGCGGACGATGGCCTGGGTCATCACTACTCGCGTCAGGGTCTCCCAAGTGATGGTCCACGCCTTGGTCTTCTCGGCGGCCTTCTCTGCCGCGCTTCCGGCGTCCGCCCCGGCCTTCGCGCCCTTCTCTCCGGCTGCGCGCATCTTGTTGCCAGCATCGGCCGCCGAGTTGCCGAGGTTCTGCATCGTCTGGTTGGCCTTCTGCACCTCCTCGGAAATGCCGGAAGGCAGCCAGAGCTTCGACGCAGGTGCGGCGGCAGCAGGCGCAGTCGGCGCTGCCGAACCCGTGCCCATCTTGGCCATCGAGTTGGCTAGTCGCGAGGCGGCCGAGGCCATCTCTTTCATCCGGTTGACGACAGCGTCCGCCCCACTGTTCCAGGCGTTGATCCGTTCGCCAAACGTCTGAAAGGCGGTGCCCGAGGATTGCAGCGCAGAATCCAAGCGTTGAAGTTCGCGCAAGGCGTCTTCGACGCTGAAGCCGAGCTTGTTGACAATGGTTTCGTCGGCCATTGGGGCACCTTGCTAAGACTCCACGCGCACGACGCGCATGTGAGGTTTGACCTTGGGAAGGTCCACGCTTTCCGCGAACCGCAGGAAGGCCCTCGCACCCGTGACCTGGAAGTTGTAGGGACCGGGTTCGAGTAGCCGATAGAACAATGTCGGGTCGGGCTCGACGTTGGCGTTGTGGTACTCGTTCCAGATCAGCCAAGGCAGGGTCGTCGAGTAGGTGAAGGTGTACTCGCCCGTCTCCTTATCCGCCGTCAACTTGCCGTCGCTCTGCGTCATCCCCATCCACGTGCGGTCGATCCGCTCCGTGAATAGACCATGAGCGGCTTCGACGGCCACCGGTGCGACGGGCAGGTTGTAGCCGATCTGCTGCGCCAGCTTCACGAACGTTGCCCGCGATGCCCCGCTCCACACCGGAATCTCCGCCAGGACCGCTTCTAGCCATTCCGCGAGGCCCTGGGCAATTGCGTGCTTCATGTGCCCATCCAGGGCATTACGATAGGCCGCCACGTCGATGCGCGGCATGGAGAACTGGGCCGTGAACTTCATGGTGCTCTCCAAGTAGGCTGCCGCACTGAGCAACGTCTGCGTACTATCCTTGAAGGCTCCCGGACCCGTGTTGCACCGATTGCACAAGAGACCACGCACTCTGCCGGTCGCGTGGTCATGGTCAACGCAGAATTGGCCTTTCGCATTGGTGCCGGGATCAACGCCGCCACAAATCGCGCACCGGCCTCCCTGCTGCCTCAGCATCTCATCATAGTCAGCCCGGCTAAGGCCAAACTCCTTCTGAAGTTGGTAGTCCCGGCAACAGTCCTTGCACCACGGATGGCCTCGACCTCGCAACTGAGCGTGCTGATATGCTGAACGAGGCTTTTCCTGCTTACACACCCAACAACGCAGTGATTCAGATTCGGTCAAGCTCGTTTCACTGCTTATCATCGGCCCCTCGCTGAAAACGCCCGAAGGGCATCCTTGCCCCAGCCAGTTGAGCTTCCCACTCCGTCTCGTCGTGGCTTCGCAGTTGGTCGAAGGCGACGATCAACGCCTGGGTCTCAACGCCGCACTCATCCCAAGACGGCTTGACGCCCGGCGGCCGGATGCCTAGCCGTTGGCAGGCTCGCCAGACGGCGAATTCGGCGGATCGGAAAGGGGCGAAGAGAACTCGGGCGGCATTGGAGCTTGACCAGCAAGAAAAACCTCGCGCGCCCGTTGCAGCTTGGCGTCGTCCAGGGCGTTTGCTTCCAGAACCAAAGCCAGCACGCGGTTGCACTCCACCTGGGTCAGCCCGGCGCTTTTCAGGTCTTCCTCCCACTTGGCCCAAGTGCGAGGATCGTTCTCCTTGACTGAATCCCACTCGATCTCGGACGGGGCCAGGGACTTGACGACCATGTAACCCAGCCGCTTCTTGGCCCACTCGCCGAGGATTTGCTGATAGGTGGGATCGTTGAGATTGGGAATCCAGCCGTCCTTGGTGAACTTGCCCGGCGGCTTGGGATTCGGGCATAGGGCCTCGAACTCCGCCATGTCAGGCAGGCCCCTGGCGCGAAAGACGATCTCGGTCTCGCCCCGCGGGAGAACGAGCATCACCTCGTTGGAAAGTGTCTTGGGGTCAACGCCGGCAATCTTCATGGATTGGTTCCCTCGCTCGCTGAAAGGAAAGAGAAAGAGGCGGCGCCGGCACCGCTGCCGGCACCGCATATCCGATCTTGTAGATCGGGGAAACCGGCCTCAGAGGGCCGGGGAGTCGTCACTACGAGGCCGACTCACGCTCCACAATGGGTTCGGTGGCCTTGCACTTGCCCGTAATCGAGATCGTGGACTCCTTGTAGTTGATCTCGCGGGTCTCCGAGCGGAAGTCCGGGAAGGTGACGCGCTCAAGCTCGGACGTGCCGCAGGGCGGCGTGTGCAGAACCACCACGTCCACGCAGTACGGCTCGCACAGGTCGCTCGAAGCGCTGACCCACTCGGCCGCCCCGCCGACGCCCTTGATGGCGTCCATTGGGCTGACCGGCTCGCTGGTGCCTTGGGTGATGTGCTCGAAGACGGCCTCCAATTTCACGTCCATCGGCACTTCGTCGCCTTCCTTCACGGTGTCCAAGTTCCCCCGGTCCTTGAGGTACTCGTACTCGTTGTGCTCGGTGTACGTGATGTTTCCTTCTCCGATCTTGATATCGAGGTTCTGGGGATAGAACGTCACCACCGCGCCGTCTGCATACGTGCCCGCCCCGAGGGCCGGCGAAAACGTGATTTCGGTCGTCGGGCCGGCGTCGGCCGGCGTGCGGGCCGTAACGGTGTGGAACACCTGCGTCGTTTCGCCCGCGATCTTGAAACGCGCCCCCACGGGCACCTTGTCGGTGTCGGCCGTGTTGAGCGCAATGGTGTCGATGGCAAAGCTGGTGTCCGTCGCGGCGGGCGGGGTGACAGGTTCGTTCACCTGGGCCGTGCCGCTGAGGCCGTCCTGCAAAATGACATCGCAGTCTCGCAATTCGATGCGTGCCATGTTCGGGTTCTCCTGTTATTGGTTGGTGGAAATCTCCATCCGGTAGCGAGCGTCTACCATCGACTGCTTGATCCTGTCGGTTGGAGTAATCTGCCCAAAGTGCATGACGCGAATCGCGTCGCTGCGGCCTTGGACGGGTGAGAGGCAGCCGACAAGCGCGTGTTCGTCGTCTCCGGGTTGGTTTCCGTGCTTGTAGACAGCGATGGCTCCGTCCATTGCCTCGTGGAACACCCCCATCTTTTGGATGATGGCGTACTGGTTCTTCTGCTCTTCGTAGCGGCTGAGGAACAGCACGTTCACGACGACTTCGATATGGAAGTAGTTGCGACTCAGTTCTTTGGTGAACGGTCCCGTGATACGGACCTCGCACCGATCCGTGGCTTCCATGAACTGCGTAGTCCGGTCGTCCAGTCCTTCGATTAGAACGGGAAGCTGCTGGCTCTGGGCCACTTGCCTCAAGAAGGTGGCTACAGATGCGAACACCCAGCGCGCCCAGTTGG